CTTCATCATGACTTCCCCCATCCCTGGCCTTTACATACAGCTGCAACATTGCTCCAAATGCGTTTCATTGGAATTGCACAGGCCATGCAATTGCCAGCATCGACATCACCATCAGCATCAATGGATCGATATATTGTTGCATTGGTGCCGCATTGATCACATTTGAATTCATAGGTTGCCATCTGACAATTCTCCAATCCTGTCATCATCGACAAGCTTGATGCCAAATGTGCCACATCCCATGCATTGAGCAAACCATTCATGAGCTGTGAGTTCAGCACCTTTCTTGAGGCCATGGCGTTGCTTTGGTTTGCCGTAAAGCTTCTTGCAGATTGAACAATCAAACAAGAGGATGTGCATAATTGCTCCTCATAAGTGTTTCAATGGGTTGCAGATTGATTTGAGGCACAGTCCAATTGTTCTGTGCATTGTTTCGGTATCGTGGTTTTTTGGCCATGACAACCGGAATCCAGCCAACGATGTGCATCTTGGGTGTATTGCCTACAACCAGCACAGCCACATCCCGGTCATGTCGATCTGATTCCTGAATCCATAGATTCGATGCTGGATTGGCTGACCATTTCACTTCAATGTGTTCTCCAACATCGGCGGTGGATTTGCCCAATGTCATGCCCGGCTTGTAGTCATAACCCAATTTCTTGGCCACAACCCACTCAGCTGTCATTGCCTCAGCCATTTGAGCTACAAACTCAAACCATGACGGTGTTTTCTGCCGTCTAGTCTCATGATCTCCTGTGCGATCTGTGCAATGGTTAAGAGCTGCCAACAGGCATTGAATTTCTTCTTCTCTTGTAATCATCGGCACTCACCACAAAACCAAATGATGTTGTCTGTCTTGTCATAACCTTTTTGATAGCCGAATTTGTCAAATTTTCTCAGCTGTGAGCATTTGTCGCATTGCTCGATTTTGTACTCCTCGATGACTTCACCATTACACAGCAATTTGGCGGTCATAGATTGTGGATAGATAATCTCTGAATAGTCGCTCATACTTGTGGCTCCCATTTTCCAGTTGATCGCAATACATACCAACGCGGCGTGCATTGATGCTCTTTGATCTTTTCGCTGCAAAAGTAGCCGCCCCATAATTTCGGTGCATCCGGTTTGCTTTCATTCCAACGCATCGCCCCATGGTGGCACTCTGGCACCGATGATGATTCCTCCGATGATCCAAATGATGGTGTGCCAGCCATTTCAGCTTCGGCGGCTGTCTTGTAACTAGGCAGATCCCCATGCTTTGTTGCCCATGGATCATAAACATCGGCTGCATTTACCTTTTCCATGGTTTCCTTTGTGCTCTTTTCGGTGCCACCCATCACCAACGCCATCACCCGCATCAAAGCCGATGTGGTTGTATCCTCGATCATCCAACGGCGCATTTTCTCCGGATAAGCTTCACGATAGCCAAATGCGTAATCAATGCCGGCTGGCTCTGTTTCGTTTTGATTGCGCCATGCTTTGGCCTGTATTAGCACATAGCCTTTTTCAGCATTGAATTCAATAATGTGTGCCTCAAGTCGGCCAAGAGGATATGTTGCAATCCAACGATCCGTGCGATCTTTGTTGCCTTCGTAATTGTCCATGAATGACATTATTTGGCCTTCCGATCAGCTGATACGGCGTGGCGTGCTACGGCTCGGCCTCGTGTATAGCCTTGTCGCTCGCCTTCCTTAAAGCCGACCGAATAAGACATGACAGCCCAAAAAGCTCCAGCAATCAAACACATGATCACAATTGATGCTTCGTTCATTGTATTGCTCCCGATTCGGGAACTACTGTGCTTCGCTCCCAAAAGAGAGAGTGACAGGATAAGCCGACAAATTCAAGAATCACGCTCAAATCATGGCGTGTCGCTACCGCCTAAACGCCTTTCAATGCTTTTTTCATATTCTGATTTTGTGGTTTTATCTTTTAGCCCATTGGATGCCAAAACTCCACCCAATGAGCCGGTGAGAAAAATGGCTAAAGTCTTGAGTAGATCGATGAAAGCTGCATCATTGGGAGCTTGATTGCCGATTGGTTGTGTCACAAAAATCAATGCATAAGTAATTCCAAGAGTTACAATCAAAAAGACAAATGACAAAACCGCGCCAATCAGAAACATCAATCGAGCCTTGATTTCCTCTTGACTTAATCGCTCTTTATTTTTTGAAGGCATCGCCTATCAAATCCTCTGTACAGGTGCCAGTTACCTTGCATTGAGGTTTCTGGCAATCTTTGTTTTCCCAATTTTCATGCTCTTGGCATGGGTATCTGACCCAACCATCATAACCACACCCGGCAAGGCTTAGCGAAAGGATCAAAGCTAAACCTGCCGCGCGTAGTTTCGGGATCATTTCCCCGTTGATCCGAAAGCTTTGTCAGCTGGATTCAACCAGCGCAAAATTACCGGGACAACAGCTGCCACGCCACCCATTGCCATTGCCTTGATGTCTCCACCGGCCATGTACACGGCCAAAGCTGCTGCTATGTATGAGCGCGCCCATGATGCTGCAATTGCTTTTGCTTGCTCCATTATTTTTCTCCTTTTGGTCGATCCGGTAAATCACCGGCAAACGGCTCATAAGCTGGTCGGCCGTAACCGATAACAAATGAGCGTGCTCCCAAAGCTCTTGATTTGACCATGACTTCGCCACCATTGCGCTGACTTCCTGAACCGCCTGATGTGTTGCCTTCAATGGTCACGATCTGTTTTTCCGATGCACGGATCACCAAGCCAATGTGATTGATCGTTTCTTTATCATCGATGATGAAATCAAAGAAAACAAAGTCACCAATCTTTGGTGTGGTGTGCCATTGCTTGTTTTTCTTAAATGCCTCGGCACCAGCTCGCGTGCTGACAACATTTGGCACTTTGACACCAGCTTGATGAGCACACCAATTTAGAAATGATCCACACCATGGCAGCTTGTCGGCTTTCATAAATTTGCCATACTTGGTCTCATTGTTGCCTGTTTCAATTGTGCCAACCTCAGCGAGCGCAACCTGAATCAAGCGAGGCAATGTGCCTTGTGGAAAATTACTCATCGCCCGGAATCATTGGTGTGGATTGTTCCGATTTGCCTGTGTGTGGATTTTTACCAATTGTAGGCTTTTTCGAATCTTCCCACTCTTGAAACTCTTGATCGTTCATTTCGCGTGTTAGGTTTTCACCTGTTTCGTGATTGTAATAACCGATAATTGGTTTAGTCATTTTTTAACTTCCGTATCCATAAATAGAAACTGTGCCTGAAATGTTTGTGCTATTTGATTTCAACAAAAATCCTGTGTAATTACGAGCCGTAAATTGACCCATACCAAATGTATAATAACCAGTTAGCGGCCAATCCCAACCCATACCAAATAGACGAGATTTTTCGTTTGATCCGCTTCCTACATTTGTTACTGTAAACTCAGCACTATTGCCATCACCTGATGCACCGCAATTAGCCATAATTGTAAATTGCGCGGTTGCGCTTTGACCATTTAATACCTGTGCTCCTAAATAATTAACGCTTGCGTGACCACCATAGTAGTCTGCGGTCTGCGTAGTTGATCCATAACGCAATTGTATTTGTAAATCGTCTGAACCAGTAGCTGCAAAAATGCTATCAATTACTACTTTGTAAGATTTGTAAGTCGTTGAAAATACTGAATCGAAAATTTGGCTTGCAACATTTGAAAAAGAAACTCGGCTAACAAGAGTTAAACCGCTAGCAGCTGCAGCCCACTTTAATCCAGTCGATGCAGTCGAATCAGCTGTAAGCACTTGACCATTTGTGCCTACTGCTAACCGCGCTGGAGTGTCGTTAGCGGTAGCTGCGATTAAATCGCCTTTGGCATCAACAATAGAGTTTTGGATCGCGTTGGCATCATCTGTTGTGACCCAACTAAAATCCATATCCGCATTTGTCGTTTTGGCCAAAACCTGTCCAGTTAAGCCGCCTTTGAGATCGACCATCGATGTGTCGATGCCATCGCCCAAAGCCTCAATTGCTGTTGCGCCATCCTTGACCAAATCGGTGCTTGTTGGCACCGGCCAGCCAAAATTGGGAGTTGTAGTTGCCATTTATGCCACCGATCCGATCGCGTTTTCCCATGTAAGTGTTGGGTTGATTGTATTCCAAGACTCCAAAGCAGACACCTGATTCCATCGGAGTGTCACTTGGGAGAATTCAATTGG